TTCATTGAGAAGACCAAAGGTCCGAGATTTGTTAATTTCTGATAGAAAGAACATTTCAGAAGCAGAACGGGAAATTAATTTAATTGCGAACCTTGCTGAAATTACTCCAGAGGCGGTTCAAGATATAGATCTTCGTGATTATATGAAAATTCAAGAATGGCTGAAGGATTTTTTGTCTCAGACGAACCAAGTAAATTAAGGAAAGCGGTTTTGATAATGGCATCACACGCAAAAGGCGGAATTCAAGAATGGCTCGAGATGGAATGCGACGAGTTTTTGCTTTGGATAAATGCGATAAAAGAACTAAATCATGTCTAAGACTTTCCTAGCGGAGCGTAATAAATGTTCACCCTCAGGGTGTGAAGGAGATTAATAGTGTCAGGAAATAATCATCAATTATTAGTAACAATTGGAGCTACGTTAAGTAGTGGTTTTAATTCAATTATATCAGGTAGCACATCGAAATTGAAACAAATTGGTAGTGTTATTAAGGATCTTGAGAAGCAAAGTTTGGTTAGTAGTTCAGCGATTACATATTTAAAAAAACAGTACAATTCGTTACTTGGTACAATGAATCGACAGCAAGAAATTTTGTCACGCCGAGAGAATTACAGATCTCAAATTATGGATATCGTAGCTCTTGGTGCGTCGTTAGCTATTCCGATAAATTCCGCGATGAAGTTTGAATCAGCGATGGCAGATGTAAAGAAAGTAGTTGATTTTTCTACAGCAGATGGTTTACAAAAAATGAGCAATTCATTGAAAGAATTATCGAGAACAATTCCGTTATCAGTTGAAGGTCTTGCCCAAATTTCTGCTGCTGGAGGTCAGCTGGGAGTAAAAGAAAACGATTTAATTACGTTTACAAGCAATGTAGCAAAGATGTCAACAGCGTTTGATATGCTACCAGAAGAAGCAGGCAAATCAATGGCTACTCTTTCTAACGTATTCGATATTCCAATTACAAAACTGACATCTCTTGGTGATGCGATAAACCATATTAGCAACAACAGTGCAGCAAGTGCAAAAAGCATTGTTCCAGCGTTAGCAAAAGCAGGAGGTGCTGCTAGACAATTTGGGTTATCAGCAGAAAACACAACAGCACTTGTTGGAACGTTAATTGCAATGGGACGAGCACCAGAAGAAGCCGGCACAGCAATATCGGCAATTTTACAAAGACTACAACTAGCTGATAAATTAGGGTCAAAAGCAGCAAGTGCATTTAGGAAAATTGGTATTTCAGCAAAAGTATTTGGACGCATGATTTCTGAAGATGCACAAAGAGCATTAACAAAATTCTTCAATGCTGTTGAAAAGATTCAAGGTCAAGATCGAGTCGGAGTTCTAGTTGATATTTTCGGAAAAAATTATTCAAGCACAGTTGCAACATTAGTCGGTTCTTTAGAAAAATATCGAGAACAATTGAAACTGATATCTGATCCTAATTTTTATTTAGGTTCAATGGAAAAAGAATTTACAACACGTACTGCAACGACAGAAAATTCTTTGCAACTTTTAAAGAACAATATTTCTGAATTATCGATTGTGCTTGGAGAATCATTGATGCCAACTGTGAACAGTTTGTTTCGAAAAGTAGGTGATGTTCTAAAAATAATTACATCTTGGGTTGTAGCGAATCCAGAATTAACGAGAAGTATCACGCATGTAATAGGCGGATTAATTACAGCAAAGTTAGCAACATTTACTCTTGGCTATGCAATGACATTTTTGTTTGGCGGGCTTAATAAAGTTGTCATGATTTTTAAAGGATTGAGATTGGGGATATCTTTGATTGGAGTAGCATTTAAAATGTCTCTTGGGTGGATTGGCATGTTTGCAACAGCAGGATGGCTAATTTATGAAAATTGGAAATCGATACAGGAATTTTTGAGCGAAATTTGGGAGCCAATAAAACCATATTGGAATTCATTTAAAGAAATCATGAATGAATTGGGAGTAACAGATTTTATATTAGCTAAATGGATTTTAGTTAAAGAGTTTTTTTCTGATATTTGGTCGGAAGCAATTCAAAGCTGGAACGAATTTGTTGCAAAATTACAGGATTATGAAATAATCAATGCTATCAAACAAAAATGGGAAACATTGAAAAATTTTTTCAGAGGAATATTTGATTATCTATCACCGATTATAGATAAAATTTCTTCTCCGTTTTTGCTGTTAATGGAAGGAACGAAAAGCATCTCTTCGAAAATCGGCGATTTCTTTAAAAGCAAATCTTCAGAGAGGTCGTCTCGATTAAAAACGTCTGAATTAGAAGGATTGAAAACTGATGTAACCAAAAATCAGAACAATAACTTTACAATAAACATACAAGCAGGGAAAAACGATAATCCAGAAAGTATAGCCAATAAAGTATCACAGCGAGTGGCGGATTATAGTCGAACGTTTTTATACGATGAGCCAGCAACGGCGTTATAATGGAGAACAAAAATGATACTTGGTAATTTTCAATTTAGTTTAAAAGCATTGTCTCCCAACTCTGTAACGAGAACGACAGAATATAATTGGTCAGAAAATGAACGTATAGGTGAATTACAATTATTGCAGAATCTTGGAATTAGTCGAGATCAAATTGAAATCGAAGGAGTGTTTTATCCAAGGATTAATGATAATAAGAAAAATATGTCTGACATTAGAAATTCAAACTTAGTAAAAAAAGCCAATAATCTAATTACAGATAACGGAGAAATTCTTGGGAAATTTGTAATTGTCTCGATAAAAGAAAATCAGAGTTATTTTGATAAAGACGGCAAACCGCAGAAAGTGGAGTTTTCGATGATTTTAAAAAGATCGCCAGAACAAGCTACGGTAACAAATTTAATTGAAAAAGATTCGATTGTAGATGCAGTTACAAAATTGTCACGGAGTTATTTACGGTGGTGAGTAGCTTGAAACTGGATACAATAATTTTTTCAAAAATGGAGTAATGAAACACAATGATCAAATGTATGACAAAAGAAAACGATGTGTTAGATTGGATTGTCTGGCAGCATTATGGAACGACTTCCGTTCTTGAACAAGTGATGTTAGCTAATCTAACTATCACGGATGAAAAATTACCTGCTGGCATTGAAATCAAATTGCCTTACGTAGAGACAGCACAACAACCTAAAGGAGAAATTAAATTGTGGAATTAACACCAGATTTTTTAATTGTGATAAACGGCGATAAAGAATTTCCCAAAGATCGAATAATTTCGATTCGAACAACCGATGAAATAGGCATTGTTTCTGATACATGCGAAATAGAACTAGATGATTTTGATGATGCGTTGCAAATGCCAAACACTGAAGCCAAAGTAGAAGTATATCTTGGATATAAAGAAACAGATTTGACCAAAATCGGGACATACTACGTAAAAGATATTTGCATTGATGGAGCAAGGCGAACTGTACGAATAAAGGCGAATGCAATTTCAAAATCTATGCGTTCACAAAAGACAAAAAGCAATGAAAATAATTTGAAATATTTTTTACAAACGAGTTCTGGTGATTGGAATTTTGATGTGGCTATTGATGATGAATTCAGTGAATTTAAATTGAATGATATGCCACAATTTGCCGAAAGTGATATGAGCTATTTAACGAGGATATCGCGAAAAATCGGAGCCGTTGTAAAACCTTCAGATGGTCATTTGGTTGTTGCAAATAACGGCTCAGGGAAAACAGTTTCAGGTAAAAATTTACCTACAAAATACATTGATATTTTAGATATTGAAAATTATTCATGTTCTTTTAAAGAAACGGAATCTGGCGGTGGTTCAGGAACTATCTATGCAAATTGGTACGAAAAAGAAGCAGGTGAATATCATTTGATTCACGTTGGTACAGGCGAACCAGAAGTAGAATTAAACGAAATATTTTCTTCAGAAAAATCCGCAATTGTGGCATGTGAAGCCAAGATAAAAAGAGTATCTCAAACGAACAAGAGTTTTAAATTTAGTTGTGTTGGACGTTCGGATTTGTTTGCTGAATGTCCGCTAATATTGAAAGGATTTTCTAAAAAAATTCCAGAGAGATGGATTATCGCTAGAGTGGAACATTCTCTTAGCGTAAACGGATTTCGAACAAATGTTGAATGTTATTAAGGAGGATAAATGTACAGCGAAAAATTTGAAAAAGCGATTGAATATGTTTTAGCGAACGAAGGATGTTATGTCTTCGATAAAAATGATCCTGGAGGAGAGACGAAATATGGTATATCTCAAAGGGCTTATCCGACATTGAATATCAGGGCGTTGACGCTTGATGAAGCAAAAGAAATATATCATAGAGATTACTGGCTAAAATGCAAAATTGATCAAATTGCGAATGATATTATAGCAACAAAACTATTTGATTTATCAGTAAACTTTGGAGTTAATATTGCGACAATTATCGCACAGAGAGCCTTAAGATCTTGTGATAAAAATGTGACAGAAGACGGAATAATTGGACCACAAACAATATCAGCAATAAATGAAACAAATGCACAATGTTTATTTGTTGCAATTAAATCCGAAGCTGCAGGATATTACCGACTTGTAGCGGCTAAAAAACCTCAGCAGCAGAAGTTTCTGAAAGGTTGGCTGAACAGAGCTTACAAGCAAATTATTTTATAATTGGAGGAGAAAATGAACGAAATAAAATCGATTATTACAAATGATAAAGTGAAGGGACTACTCGCTGTAATAGCAGCAATTGTGATGTTTTATACTCCAGATTACATTGATCGTATCATCGAAGCGTTGCTTGCTGCGTTCGGTGTCGAAAAGTTAATTATAACAAAGAACAAGTAAGTGGAGTTAGTATTGTACATTTTTTGCCTTGACAAAGTATGTCTTTTGTATGTATAATATAATTACATTGATGAGGTAAATAATGAACAAAACAAGTATGACCGTACGAACTGATTCTGATGTGAAATTACAGGCTCAGCATTTGTTTTCTAAGCTTGGTCTTGATAT